GTATAACAGGAACACTAATGGTGATAGACTAATGAAAAAGGAGAATATATAAAATGGCATTTCCATGGTTAGCAGTAGCAATAGGTGCAAGTACAGCCGTATCTTATATGGGTAGTTTACAAACTACTAAACAATTAAAAGCAGGGGCGGCTTGGGATAAATATTATAAAAAAATGGAATTAATGCAAAATACTGTATTTGCAAATAGAAAAGCGGCTAAATTATTAAGTGAAAAAAGAGCCGCACAAGGTGCAAGAGGTGTTGCTATGAATACAGGTTCAACATTATTAGAAAGTAATGATGTAATTACAGAATTAGAAGATACAATGTTTTGGTTAGAAAAAGGAGTACAAATGGATATGGCAATGATAGATGTAAAACTAGCAGGTGCAGTACAAGCAGAAGCATATAAAAGAAATACATCTTTATTATCTGGCATGGGACAAACTTATAAGGCAGTATAATGTATTTGATTAAAGTATGGAATAATGAAGGAATAGTATTTGAAGGATATAGTAAACATATCCCAAAAGAAGGACATGATTTTAAAGCATGGTCAATTACTAAAGATAATAATGGTTCTGTAAAAGAAACATCTTATAGTCCAGCACAATACAGAATAACTTACGAGGATGCACATGGCTAATATAAAAATACCACGAGGTGAAATAGGAAAAGTATCTATTGGTAGAAATACTAATATGATGGATGCAATGTCAGTAAGTGGTAGAGCAGTTTCGTCTTCATTTGATAGTTTAACAGCAAGTTTATCAAATGTTGCTACAGCAGTTAATGCAAATAAAAGAAGAATAAGAGAACAAGAAATAGATAATAAAAATTCTCTTATGGAAACTAATCTTAAAACAGATGTAGCTGATTTTAAATTCAGAATAAAAGAGAATAAAAATTTAAACACAGAAGGTGATTATTTAAAGGAATGGGGAAAATTCGAAAAAGAAATGATTACCAAGTATAAAAAGGAATATGCTAATGAAACAGATAGTGATGCATGGGATAGGTTCCAATCTATTTTTTCTAGTCAAGTTTATTTGGAAGGTAAAAAAGCATATAGGGAAATTAGAGGAGATAAAATTTTAAAAGAAACAGCTATAATAGATAAACAAAAAAAAACAGAATATAGCAATGATGTAAGTGATTTGCCTGTAGATGGTAATATCTGGTTAGCTTTTGATGTATTAACTAAAAAAGAAGATGATAGACAAAAAAAATCAGCTTTAACATTAGGGGCAGATGTTTATACAATTCAAGACGATATTAAAGAACAAGAATTAAATGTATGGAAAAAAATATCTAAATTTGGAAATACTAGAGTTGATCCAATGGATGATACAGAATATGCAAATTGGCAACAAATAATTAAAAGCATTAAAACAGGAAAACTAAAAAATTGGGGTGGTAAAACATTAACAGATGCACATAAACAAGATTTATTAGATTGGGCAGAAGCTGAAATGAAAGATCATAAAACTTTTGTTACAGATAGAAATACAAGATTAAATACAGAAAATTCTGTTCCTATTAATGAGAATATAAATAAATGGAGATCAAATCTTTATCATCCAAAAGATGATGGAGGAAAAGCATTAGATCAAAGAAAAGCTATAGAAAAAATGATATTTGAATCTAAATTAACTGATCCAGCAAAAGAAGCATTATATAAAGAAGTTAGAACAATAGCTAATGATAAAGCATCTGGTAAAACTTCCGATACAGATTCCTATGGTTCAGTATCACAAGTAGATAAATATTTTAAAGAAATAATATTAGGACAATCTGGTGGTCAAGAGTGGTTATTAACATTACAGGAAGATAATTTAATATCTGCTAAAGGTAGAGAATGGCTTTTAGATAAAAGAGATAAATGGACTACTAAAATAGATGAAAGACAAAAAGGTGTTATTAAAGAATATTTAGATAAATATGATGGAAATATAGATAGATTACAACAAACTACTTTACAAGCATATCAAGAACAACCACATTTTGCTCAAATCTTTGATGGTAGAAAACAACAAATTAGAGCTACTTTATTTGAATTATTAGCAGAAGGTGAAAAAGCAGGTATTAGTTATTATTCTATGATGGAAGATATAAATTCAGAATATTATATCCCATTCAAATTAGATGAAATATATGCTGAAAGCTGGTCAACTATATCTAAACAATTAAGAGATACAGAAGAATTTAATGTAGCTACTTATTGGCAAGATAAACAAAATGAAGCATTATCTTATTTTGTAGATGCTGATCCAGAAACAATAGGACAACAATTATACAGTAAATACGAATCAGTAGTTTCAGATTTTGAAATGGAACAAGTACCAGCAAAAGGTGCAACAGTAGCTGTTTTTTATAAAAGATGGTTGGATATGCCTAGACCACCTAAAGCATTAAAAAGTGATGGAAGTAAAATTCCTATTAGTGAGTATGAAAATTCAAATGAGTATAAAAAATACAGAAAAGATTGGATTCAATGGTGGGAAAAAGGAGATTGGAATAGTCCTAATATACCTAAAAAATATAAAACAGCATTAGGATTTGAAGATTTAAGTAAAATATCGGAGAACTAAAATGGCGAGTTTATTACAATTAAAACAAGCTGGTTATTCTGACGAAGAAATATCTCTATGGGTAGAAGAAAAAAGAAAAAAATGGAATGATGCTGGTTATACTCATAAAGAACAATCAGATCAATTAGGTGTTCCTTTTAAAAGTTTAAATAGATATATTGATACTTCTCTTATAGGAGGAGATGCACAAAAATATAACCTTAATAATAAAGATAAAAACCAGAAATTAACTGTTCAAGAAGAAAAAGATTTAGAAGATGCACAAACAGAAGCAACAGATAATCTTACAAAAGCAAAGCTACAAGTAGAAACAGAAAATTATAAAAAGAATTTAGAAAAACAAGCTAATCTATCTAGTTTACATAATGATTGGATGCCTTTTGAATTTGCTAATAAACATGAATATGAAGCATTTGCAAATAGAAACAAATTAAATTTAACTAAAAACCAACAAATATATGATAAAGATGGTTTACCTATAAATCCAGAATATCATTCAGAATTTTCTTTAGAAGAGCCTATGGTTTCTCCAATAGGTGGCCATACAATAAATGCAATAGATTCTATATTAAAAAATAATAAATTATCTAATGAAGAAGAAGGTGCTGGTATAATGTTAATGGATCATTCATTAAGACATTTTGCAAAAGTTTTATCTGGAAATGATGCTTGGGGTTCAAGAAGTTATAATTGGGGTGATGGCACATATGGTATTTTTAGAATGAATGATGATGAAATACAAAGTGGTCTTAATCATTATTTAGATATTTTAAAAAAGAATGAACAACCTATTCCTTATTGGATAGATGAATTAACAACAGATAAAGATGTAAGTGGATTACCAAGAGATGCACAAGTAGCATTATTTTTAGCTTATTTACAAAATCAACCAAAATTTAATAAAGATTTTAATAAAATGCTTTCTATAGAGAATACTGCTGATGACCAAGTATTAGCTGTTAGAGATTTATTATTCAATAATTATCTTATAGGAAAAGATTTAAAGAAAGGTGAATTTGATGTTTTGTTAAATAGATTAAATGACAATTTAACTAAACATTGGTTTGATGAAGAAAAAAAGACTACATCAATGCAAGTACCTTCATTTGGAACTTGGATGCCAGATTGGATTTCACAAAGCGGAGATCACTTAATGGGAGAAGGTAGAAATTCATCTGCAATGAGAGGATGGTCGCAATCAGTAACATCAATGTCTTGGCGACTTTATAATGATTTAAAAGAAATGAAAGAAACAGGTGCAAATCCTATGGATGTAAGAAAACTACTTGATGAATTTATGACAGGTGGTCAAAGATGGGATAAAAGAGCAATAGCTGGAATTACAAGTGTAATATCAGATTTAGGTGTATATGGTGCAGGTTCAGCCCCATTTTTATTAACTAGAAATAAATATCTATCTATGGGAGGTGCATTTGGATTACACGAAGCATTAAGATGGGCTTTAATAGAATCATATAAATCAAACGAATTAGATTCATTCGAAGGGTTTTGGGATTTAGTTTTATCTAAAGCATTTGCAAAACATTATGGTAGAGGTTTTACTACAGGTGCATTAGTTGCCGCAGGTGGTCAAATTGGAAATAAAGCAACAGGATATATGTTATCTAAAACTCCTTTTGGAAAAACTATGTTAGGTAAAACTGTTCAAAATGGAAGTGCATTAGCAGGTGAAGTTGGTGTATTAGGTACTATGCCAAGTATATGGAATTATGTAGATGAAGGTAAATGGAAACCACCTCATAAAGAAGAATTTATGGATGCCGCTATTATTTTATTTGGTTTAAAAGCAGGGACAAGAGGTTTTAATTGGAGTAATCAAAAAGTTAAAGATGGTGTTCATAAACTGTATAAAATATATGCACAAACAGGAAAAACACCAAAAGAAGTTTTAAAAGATGCTGAAAGAAATCCATCTATTATAGACGATTTAGAAAACTCTAATAAAATTATTCCAGATGAATATGCAAATACTAATCAAACAATAAGTAGAATAGTAAGTGAATTAAAAGAAGATGGTAAATATGAAAACCAATCTGTTCCTGCTCCAAAATTTACAGTAGGAGAAAGAATAAATAATACAAGCACAGGATTAGAAAAAGCAGAAATTACTAATATTTCTTTTAAAGAAGGTAAGTATATATATCAAATAAAAACAGAAGATGGTAAATCTATGAATTTACCAGAAGGAGCAGTAACTAAATATATTCCTAAAAAAAATATTCAAGTCTTTAAAGAACCAGAATCATTTTATAAAAAACAAGCTAAAGGAGAATACGATCCAAAAATAGAAATACTTGAAAGAGATAATCAAGTATTTGAAACTACTTCTCATAGAACAAGCCAAGCATTTACAACAGAATATAAAACAGTAGGAATATCTAAAGATGGTTTAGCTTATTCAAATAGAATGATGGTATGGATGAAAGACCAATATCCTAAATTAGTTAAAGAAGCTGAAAAATATTATAACAAAGGCAAAAAACTTTATGGTGAAAATTTTGATTTAACAATGGATGGTTTATTTGCCAAAGTTTTACCTAAACCATTATTTGAAAAACCAATAAGATTATTATTTAAAGTAGATGAAGGTAATAAATTAGGTATTGATAGACCTGTAATAGTTGGAGATGTTAATGGTAAAATATTTAGTTTTGATCTTCATTCTTATATGTCTTTAAAAAAATTAGCTAATGGATCAGATGCTAAAGTTACTGCACATTTACATAAAACTCAAAGAGGTACAGATAGAGGTGTTTTAATATTTAGAGATGAAAAAGGCAATACAACAGCAGTATTAGCTTCAAGAGGTGATAGTACAAAAGTTGTAACAGAAGCAACAAAATTTAAAAATGAATTTAATACATCAAGTAAAGTATTTGCAGATTCAGCACAACCAACATCTAGTGGTGGTAGAGGTTTTCCAAAATGGGAAGATTTGAATTTAAACAAAGATACAAATGTATTTAGAGGTTTAGAGTTAATGGATTTAGTTAAAATGTTTAAGGATTTATCTACAAATGATGTTGTTTCAAAATTACCTAGATATAGACCAAGCATGGGAGGAAGACCGCTAGGGTTATTCTATCCTGAAGGTAAAGGTAAAATAGTTTTAAATAAAGAATTATTTGAAAATATGTTTAATAGAAAAGATTACAAAGGAACATTAGAAGACATTATGATGACTATGGCACACGAATTAGGTCATTATATAGATTATATTCCACAAAATATAATACAAGGTAGAGGTAATATTTTAGGAAGAATAGCATCTCTTAAAGATTACATGAAAAAATGGATAGCTGGTAAAGAAGGTGGTGAAGGCCCAATACCAGAATCAGTTAGAGTAGAATTATTAAAAGAAGCTAATAAAATTGCTAAAGCAAATTTAAAGAATACTAACAAAGAAATTAAAAAAGATTTAGGTATTAAACCAGAAGACATATTAAAAATTATTACAGATGCTAAATCAAGAGAATATTTACCACCTGCTATATATGAAGGATTTGCTAAAGCAGGTTCTGAATTAAAGAAAGCAATTATTAAAGATGCAATGAAAGGATTAGTAAATCCTGCAATGTTGCAAATAGTTTCTGGAAAAACTAAAGATGCACCAAGTGCATTAAAAGCAGAAGCAGATAGAATTTTTGCCGAATTATTCCAAAAAGAAGTATTAAAAAGAGGTTTAGTAGGAAGAGATCAAGTAATGTTAGAATTAAAAGCATTAACACAAAGATGGAAACCTTTTAATGATAATATGAATCCAAAATTTACTAAATATAGATATTCACCAGAAGAATTAATGGCTGACTTTATGATGTCATTTTTATTAAAACCAAAAGAAACAAGTCAAGCCGCACCTATTTCATTTACATTGTGGATGAATTATATGCATAGAAAACCAGAATTAAAATTATTGTATGAAGATTTACAATTACAATTAAATTTACCTAGGGATCAAGTAGTAGCTAAAAGAATACAAGATGATGTTAAGGCTTCTATGGAAGCTGGTATGAAATTACAAGAAAGAGCATCAAAAGAAACTAATGATGTACAATCATATGATGTTGTAAGACGAAATATGGATAGTCATAATTTTACATTGATTAATTATTTTAAAAAAACTCACGGAGATACAGGTTGGTGGACTAGCCCTAAAAGTAAAAAAAGATTTGAGATACCAGAAAAAGATAATCCAGAAATTCAATCAGAAAGATTTGAATATAATGATGCTTTAATAGAAGGATTGCAGAATAAATTATATATAGAATTTTGGCATCCTTTAATGGAAGCTGGATTAAATAGACATATGTTTGCTTCTTATTTAAAAAGCAGATGGATTTCTAATCCAGAAGGAACTAGAGCAAATGTTTTAAATCCACGAGGTATGGAAAGAATATCTGCACAAGAAATAGTAAATTGGTATGAATCTAAATTTCCTAATATATCTAATTTAGCTGAAAAATTTTATAGATATAGAGAAAAAGAAATTATACCTGTGTTTGAACAATTAGGTATGCCACCAGAAGTTTTATCTATAGCTAAAACACATAGAGAATATGTAACATTTTCAGTAGAGCAATATGCAAAAATGTTTAATGATAGTTGGGCTTTAGGATATGTTAAAGCTACAAAATATGGAACATCTAAAGATGTTATGAATGTATTAGATGCTACAATTTTAAAAGATTGGGCATTAATACAAGTCTTATCAAGACATAATATGATCTCTACTAATATTAGATTTTTAAAGAACAATAAAGAACAAATAGAGAACTTAAATAGAACACAGCTTAAAAGTGATTTGTATAATGGAAAGATATTAAAATTTGAGAAAATAAAAGAACGAGTTTATGAACCAGCAGTTAAAAATGTAGTAGAAAAAGATGGAGTTGTAACAATAGTAGGTTGGAGGCCAAAAAATGACATAAACCGAAAAGGATATGAATTAGTAGAATGGATTGAAAACGGGAAAAAACAAGGTGCTTATATAGGTAAAGAAATGGCAGATTATCTTAATGGTGTGCATAATATGAAATTTATGCAAGACATTAATAGAATAGCTTATGGAATAAACTTACCTTATAGAAAATTATTTACAGAAATGAATCCACCATTTTGGGGATATAATGTATTTAGAGATGTATTTAGAACATTACAAAATATACCCAATGCAGGTTTATGGGATTTTACTAATCCTAATAGAGCATGGTTAGGTCTAGTAGGAGAAAATTCTTTTGTTAAAAGATGGTTAGATGCATTTCCTGCCGCAAGAGATTCTATTATGAATCCTAGAAAAATTCCAGCAGATGTTCAAAAAATGTTAATGAGTAGAGAAATGTTAAGTGTATGGGATAAATACAGAAACATGGCAATGGGTAGTAAAGATGGACAACCTACTTGGGCTAATTCTTCTGATGGTATTGTTAGATTATTATTAACAGCTAGTAAACATTTTAAAAATAAAAAACCTACAGAAGCAGAAATAGAATCATTTATTAAAACTACAATAGATAAACCTAAAGTAGAGTGGACAAGAGAAGAAATAAAAACAGAACAAGCATTAAGAGATGGTGCAATAGCAATGTTTGAACAAAGATTTCAATATGAAAAATGGTTAGGTTCTGGAAAAAGTGGATTTTTAATTGGTGAAAATAGTTGGGTTCAACCTTGGTATAAAGTTATTACATCAACGGAAATGATGGCTAGGGTATTTGAAAGAACAACAAAAATTGCGGCAAAAAGACATTTAGTTGATTTTAGAAAACAAGGAAAAATTGATTGGACAGATGCACAAATAGAATATGCAGTTCGTAATTGGGCTGGTTCTCCTAACTTTTTAAGAAAAGGAAAAGCGGCTTGGCTTTATAATAATTTATTTCTTTATGGAAATGTAGCTAAAGAACAAAACAGAAGTATTTTAGAAGCTAAAAGATGGCACAAAGAATATAAGATACCTTTTTCTGATAAGTTTTGGGCAGGTGGAAAATCTGCACAAGCAAGTTGGTATGGTAAATTATTCATGTACACAGTCGCACCTAAAGTAATATCATTTGGAGCAAAAGCAGGATTAATGGGAACAGCGGCTCATGCTTATTATAATTTAATAGGTAATGATGCTTTATCAAATAATACTATAATTCCATTAGGACATATAAGAGATGATGGTTCTTTAGTATGGGGTATGGAAAATGTAGATAAAAGTAATCCTACAATTAGAGCAGTATATTTACAATTTCCTGTAGATGAATTTCAAAAATTAATAGGTTCTTTAACTTGGTATTCTTTAGAAAAACAATTTGGAGAAATTATGGATGATCCAGCTTATAATTTAACTGAACATATAATAAGACATGGAGTAGGAACATTAGATGAAAATACTCCTAGTTTAACACCTTTTATTCCTTTGCTTTGGAATGCTATGAAAGCAACAGGTATGGGAAAAAGCCCACCTACAGATTGGTTTACAGGAAAAGAGTTATATCCAGAATATGTACAAAATGCGGCAGGTATAGAAGGGTTTAAAGCTAGATATAAAGCATTTAGTAAATATGCATGGAATAATGCGGGTGGATTAATGTTTTATAAATTTGATACTTATTACCAAATAGGTAATCAAGACAATATAGTTAATGAAATAGAAAATGTTTTAAATGTACCTATTTTTGGTAAATCTTTAGCAAGGTTTATTAAAGTATCTGATCAAGGTATGAAAGAAAATGTATGGAATAAATTAAATCAAGTAAATGTTAATCAAGCTACAGCCGCAGTTATAGTAGATAAAGCTATTAATAGATTAATAGATGATGATAATAAGATAGATATGAATAAATTAACTCCTAGAGAAAAACAGGCAATGTTGATAGACACAGGTTGGATTACAAGATATAATACTGCTGTTAAAAAATCGCTTGGAAATACTTGGATGCAAAAAGCTACAAGTTTAAGTGGAAAGGCTTTACAGGTGTTTTTAGAGGAAACTTTAAGGCTTGAAACTGACTTTAATTATAACTTTAATTCTAAACCAAAAGATGATAATATAAATTAATATGACGATTAGCACAACAGTAATTAAAAACAGCTATAGTGGCACAGGTAGTCAAGATGTATTTGCTTACACATTTAAAATTGCGGCAGATTCAGATATGGAAGTTATTATCCGTGCATCCACGGGTACAGAAACTGTAAAAACTATAACTACACATTATACTGTA